ATCCAATACATAGTAGAGCTTCCACCTACTAATTCCATTTTGCACGTGTAACCTGGATTCCATTTACTCCAATATCCGTTTGTTCCAGCGTATACTCCATTAACATCAGAAATGCTAGCATTTCTTATATAAAACTCATTTCCTGCTTTTATATAAGAAAAATAATACTTGTTTATCAAGTCATTATGGTTGTCGATTGCTTCATTTATGTCATCTTCCCAGTATATGCCGCCAAAAAAATTAGATATTGAATTGGCACCTTTTACATAAACCTGCATTAAAGAACGTTTATGCAGGTTTATTCTTGATATAGCTGGAGCAAGTTTTATAAGGTCATAAGTATTTTCATATTTATTAACCACATCATTGTATTCATCGAGAGCTGTTGTTTTAAGCTCGCATGACTTTTTTTCATAGTCAAGTTTGCAATCTGTTTTATTAAATTCGCCTTTATAATACTCTATCCATTTACCAGAAGTCCTATTGTATTTATCTATAATAAGTATCATCTGGTCTTCTAGACTTGAATTGCGCACAAGCTCGTAATCACTCCCAAACAGATTTATTTTACCATCAAGTGAAATACGGAAAAATTCTTGCCCACTTTCTTTAGCATATTTCTTATTAAGCTCTTTATAATGTGGATTTACTTCTACTTTATCACCACCATTCTTCGATATGTAAAATTTATATTTTGGAGGTATCATATCTTTAATTCTTTATAATTCGTTTAACATTTTTATGCTGAATAACTACTGTGCCGTTAGGTAGTGTATAATATTTAGTTTCGCTCTGTTTTCTAATACTTCGCACATCATCCTCTATTTTTGAAAGGTCCACGCTTCCATTAGAATTAAGAGAAATATTCAACCCATCTGAGCTAGCAAATGCATTAAGATATTTATCTTCAAATGTTCCTTTATTTAGACTATTAATAACATCTGGAAGTATCTTTTTGTATTTCCTAGTTCGCTTCTTACTTATAATAGCAAGTGCTTCTCCACCTTCAGCTCTCATTCTGCGCTTCTTCTTATTCTTTACGCCCAAATCAATATCATCACCAGATGCATGAGAGCCTCCTTCCAAGAACTCAAGACCTCCTTCTCCATATTCATCAGACTGGCTCGCTGTTACTTGTTTGGCTTTAATTTTAGCTACTGCAAATGATGTCCACATTGTAGCAATAGCAGCTAATGCGAGAGCTGGGCCAACAATAGGAATTGAAGAGAATGAACTCCACAAATTAGCAGACGCTGTGACAAGCGAAGATGCCTGAGTAACAGTGTTCACTGCTTCTTGACGTTTTTGGGCTGCCTGCAGCATTTTTTGTTTTTCTTGCTGATTTTTCTTTTCTTGCTCTAATTCTTTTTTAGCAGTAGCTACGTTATTAGCATAGCCATTATTGCGAGCCTCAACCTCGGCATCATAAGCTTTTTGTGCGGCCTCTACTCGAGCTTCAGCTGCTTCTACGGCCTGTTCAGCTAATTCAACTTCGGCATCCATAATGGATTGAAGCTGTTCTATTACTATATTTACAGCATCTTTTAGGGCATCAATCTGGTCATCATCAAAGCCAAGTTTCTCAAGCAAAGTACCGCCTAAACCTTTTTTACCGATGTTTTTAATAAAGTCATCAAGCTCTGATAATTCACGGTCAATGCCTTTAACCGTGGCTTTAGCAGCATCAATCTGAGCTTGACTCCAATCTAATCCACCAGCTTCTGCTAAGCGTATTTGTTCTTGCCATCTAGCTTTTTCTTGTTCAAGCTTAAATCGAGTTATCTCAGTTTCACTGCGTTTAACTTCATTAAATACAGCCTCATCAAGAGCTTGTTGTTCATCAAAGCTGGTCATTTGGAATGACCCTTTAGTTTGAGCTGCAGACTTATCAAACTGTGCATTTATTACAGATGTACTTACTTGCTGTTCTGCGGGTTTAGCAGCATTTTGTGCTAAAGCTAATTGTCTACGTACTTCATTTTGCTGAAGTAGCAGATTAAGTTCATCTTCACTGCCTTTTTTAACAAGCTCAAGCTGATTTTCAATATCGCGCTCTCTTGCATCTAAGATTTTCTGGTCATACTCACTCCACAGCTCAAGTTTTTTCTTGTTGAGCTCAATAAGTATTTCTTCTTCAGAACGAGCTTGGTTATCTCCCGCCTCTAATAATCTCTTATTAGTATCAAGTATCAAGGCATATTCCAAATCAAGATTTTCTTCCATGAGTTTGCGCTCTTCTACTAATGAGACTTCCATCTGAGAAGCATCGCGTGTAACTACTACATTAGTAGTTACGGTAGACTCTTGATTTTGAGCTGCTTCAGTTGCTGCACTAGTATCAGTAGGATTTATAGTATTACGCTGTGTCTGTAAAGAAGCAACTTTTTGCTCATTCTGAATTTGTTGTAACTGGAGGTCTAATGCTCGTAAATTATTAGCAATAGTCTTAGTTATAAGCTCTTGCTGCCTATCAATCTGTTTCTTTTGGCCCTCAGTAAGCTTTTTATATTTTCCATCTACATTTTTAACATATTCTTCGTTAAGACGATACATCTCACGAAGCTTGTTATTTTCATCCTGGACCTGGTCAGCTGCGGCTTTACGCCTTTTAGCATATTCATCTTTAAGTAATTCAGTTACACTTTCCTCGTATTCTCTTTGTATTTTTATATCATTCTGGTTTATAGTACGAGTTAAATCACGCGGTTCTCTTGCGCGTGTCTTTGTAGTCTTATGCTTTCCTTCTATGCCAGCAGCTTCAAGTTGGGCTTTAGCAGCTTTTTCATATCCAGCCGCTAAATCAAAATATGCATCTCCTGTTTTCTCTGCAGCATTTGCTTCATCATTGAGGTTTTTAATTCTCTGTTGTCTAAAATCTTCTGCAGATACTTGGTCAGCTACCTGTAAATTAGCTGCAGATGGTCCTACACCAAATTCATCAGTAGCTCGTAAACTAGATTGTACCCACCAGTTTTTGAATTTATCCCAACCTGATGGACCTTTACCTGCTTCTGTTTCTGCTTTATTTCTAGCAATTAAAGCTTTTTCATATTCATCTGCGGCTAACTTTTGAGCAGCGGCGGCTTTAGCTCTTAGTTTAAGAGCATTGATTACGGCTTCAGTATTATCTACAAATATGTTTTCAGCATCTGTTACATTATTAACAGATACTCCAAGTTGGTCAAAATTAGATTTATTATCTTTAATCCACTGGTCTTTTTTAGCGGCAGTTTCAAGATTTTTCCATTCCTGCTGTAATTGCTTTAGCTTTACAATGTTATTGCCGTAGCTGTCATTAGTATCTTCAAGTTCTTTAGCTATATTATTAAGAGCTTCAGTTGTGGATATAACAGCATTTTTTGCTTTGAAAAGATTACCAACCCATGTTATAATCTGTTTGCCAAACATGGAAAATACAGTAAGTAATATAACAAGCACAGTATTCCAGCTAAACAAAGCTTTAACTATTGAGCCTGTTACATTTACAGTTTCTTTACCTTCTGCTCTCAGTAATTCATTTTTCTTTCTTAGTCTGTTAATTTCATCAACTACCATAGGTATATTATTCGATATACCTAAGAAGAATGTATTAAGCGATACAGCTGCAGCGGGTAATTCTCGTACTACTTGAGAAATAGAAATGCCTAAGCTATCCCATGTTTTTTGGTAATGACCTACAGACAATCTATAATTACCTGTCGCTTCTTGCAATTTTATCATTTGCTGATAAATTGCATTTGTTTCAGCTTCAAGCTTTTTACCAGAGTCAGCAGCTTCTCTCTCAGCTGCAGACATCTGATTAAGTCGTATTTTATTTAATGTATATTGAGCTGAAAGTCTATTATAAGAACCTTCTGCAGAATTAGCAATTGTGGCCTGTAATTGAGCAATCTGATTTGCTTCTCGTATTTGAGTTGAATAGAGTTTAAGCTGCTGATTTTCTTCTGACTGAGCATAGGCAAGTTTCTCTTGAGCCTGAGCTAATGGGTCTACTGTAGCTTTCTGCTGTTTTCTAGCAGAAGTAAGCTCAGCAATCTTAGCTTTTAACTCAAGTAATCTTTTACCTTCATCTGACTGTAAATAAGCTAATCTTTGCTCTGCCTTTTCTACTTCAGACAGAGTTTGGATATGAGGCTTCATTTGGTCATCAAGGGCCTTAATCTGATTTTTTAAATTAAGAATATCATTGAGTAGCTGTTGCCCCATTTCGCTATCTGCTCTTTCAGCCGCAGTTAAAGACTTATATAGCTCAACTGTTTGCTTTAGGTCAGACTTAAGACGGTCATAAGAAGATATAGCTTGCTGGATATAACGCTGCTGTTCTACAGTTGCTCTATTAGCATCTGAAGTTTGTGCTTTAAGCCAAGCAATCTGTTTACCTGTATCAGATAAAGCTAATTTAAGCTCATTCTGAGCTCTTTCAAGTCTTGACGTAGATGCTGTTGCTTCATCAATAGCTTTACGCCCTTCACTTGTAGCTCCACTAGCAGATTTAAGAGAATGCACAATCCTATCTGCACCTGCCCTGATAGCATTTACCATTGTCTCGTATGACTGATTGAGCTCGCCAAGTTGCTTGACAAGCTTTTCAATCGAGTCATCCGGCTCAATTATATCGCTATATTTTATCTTATCGTCTTCAGCCATAATTATTTCCTTTTATGCCGTTTAACACTCTTGCTTTCTGCTTCTAATTGCTGTTTTATATTATCAACAGCATTATAGAATTGAAGTACTGTCATCTTTTTAGCATCCATACTTGTTTTTTGAGCTATCAAAAGGCAAGTACTTTCAAACTGCTTATCATATTTTATTTCAACAGACTCACTTCCTATGTATGATTTTGGAGAATGCATATTAAGCATTATCATATCTATGGTTTCTATCTGTTCAGAGTTATCTGTGTCATTTATCATAGAGTCCAACACAAGAAGTGTTCTTTGCTTTAACTTATCGTATGCATCTTTTTCCTTTGGATTTACAAAATCTCCTGGAAAGTACATTTCAAGTTCGGTGGTTACTTTTTTTTTAAGCCAAGTCAAAAAGTCTATAATCTTTGAATGCTTTATTTCTTTAAGCCTGGCCAATATGTTTTTAAGTCCATCGTCTGACAAATCATTAACTTCTTCACCGTCTATGCTGTGGATAAGAGCTGCAAAAGCTAAATACCTTGGTGAAATTTCGTTGTTCACCATATACATATTTTGCCTCATGTTTTGCAGTTCTTGCAAAGCTTTTTTGGCATTATTGCTTTTAATGAATTTAGCAACACGGGTTATATGGGCATCAATATCATCTGCATCTGAGCCAATTCCAGAGTCTATAAGCAAATACTTATTGTACTTCTGAAAATTTACAATAGGCATTTCATCTATGCTGTCATATACCCGTACGACTTTTTTATTTACTATCAGGTTTTTCATATTAAAATTCGCGTTATAGGGGTTGATATGATAGGAATAAGTATAATACTCATCTCATTAAAGAAAATAGCGAGAATGATAGCGAGAATAAGCGACGTCCAAAAGCTTAAGCAAAAGTCACAATCGAATAATTGAGAAATAAGCTTAGGAGCTCTGGTAATTATCTCATCGCGCACACCGAGTTTTCCAATTAGCAAAATAGCAAATGCTGCTGCTAAGGCTATATATATTAAAGCCGAAAGCATTGTTATAAAATATACCGTTGACATAATTCTCTAGTTGTTAAAGTAAATTCAATTCGTATTCCTGCATAAGGGTACATGAAGAATTGTTTATCAATATCTTGTATACCTTCTCCTTTATAAGTATAGTTATTATAGATTTTCTCTATTGAATAACCTTTGTATATATTTTCAAAGCGCTCATATATATCATTTATAACAAGCTTACCAGTTGTAGTAATAAGACCTGGAGTAGTTAATACCCGCATAATTTCATCTTTTACTTCTTCTGTATGCATAACAGTTTCATCTTCATAAATGCTACTGAGGTCATACCAGAATATAATGGCCCCGCTGAAAGTATATTGTGGCAATGATTGAACTACTTCAGTAATCTTTTGTGGGTCATAAATATCAAACCATGAAAAATTGCCAAAGTTATCATTCGGTAAAAGTGACACATATTCTCCATTGCCGTTATACATCGCAGGATATATAAACTTATTACCATCTGGTCTATGTTCTACAAGCTTATATGCTCTACCAAATGCACAATTAAGCCACTTAAGTCTGTTCATAAGTGACTTTTGCATATCCTGTAATATCTTATCAAGCAATACAGGGTCTTCCTTAAATCTTATTTGTACTGAGTTTTCCTTCATTTCCTTATTGCCTGTTTTAATCGTTTAACTAATTCTTTTCTTATGTGAGAACGAATTATTCTGGTAAAATTTTTATCTGTTAAGCGAAAAATCTCTTCACCATATTTCTCAATAAGTTCAGGTGTTTTTTCATCACTCGCGGTCACATAAAAACCTTCTGAGTCAAATACTACAAACATAGACTCGTGAAAAGCACCTGTATCTCGTAATGTGACCCTTGTAGTAGGCTGACCTTTTTTCTTTTTTATTTGTATGGTTTTAGGCTTATATGGCATATAATCCATTATCTTTTCACCTCTACCATTGATACCACGACGATATAACTGGTCATCTGCTATAGCTGATACTATTACGTCTTCTTTGTCACGCACAATATCTTCTAACAGCATAGGCAAGCTATCCTTAAAACTTCGCAGCCTATATTCCAGATTGCGAAGTGTCGCATTATATCGTTTTACAGCCATACTTATACAGTTCTATATTTAATGCCGTTGTTTCGGCATGGCAAACATACTCTATCAATTCCAGAAGTACTTAGCTTAATGGCCTTGAAAGCCATATCTAACTGATAACTTAAACCTGATTTTTTCATAGAAGAAGAGTCACCATCTACTTCATATAATATATCAAGTCGAGAAGCATTGATTGAATGCCTATTTGTCCTTACGTTAGAGTTATATGCAAATTCGCGTAACATATCTACAGCTACCTGCTTAGCTATGACATCTTGGAACATCATTCTCTGTTCAATTATAAAATCTGTAATATCACAGCTTACAGTAACTTCTAAGTTTAATCCGTAGTTATTATCATAGGTATATTGATTATTTTCAACATCCCATAAATGTAAACTTTTGTCTTTTGTATTTATAAGTTCTTCATTTACGAAGAATGGATGAATTTCAAGATATTTAGACCATGCCATCCAAGCAAGTAATTCTCTACGTGAGCATGAACCGCAAGGCTCTTTTGACCAGTCTTTATTTTTTCTAATAGCTTGACTTCCCTCTGGAAGTTCAGACTGAAAATAGCACAAATACCAACTTCCTCCTGCATCATTATCTTCACTTTGATATGGCAAATAGAGGTCATCGACTGTAAACCATTCAGCACTATTATCTCGTATCTTATTAAGCTTTATAATCTTTACTGGAGCATCCATACTTGAATGCATAAGATACAAAGTATATTCTCCAGCTTTAGTAAACTGAAGGCATATTTTATTTATCTTTGTGGTTACACCTTTTGCTCTTACTGGTACAATTTCAAAGCCAACTAGGTTTTTCTTATTCTTTACAGTATCTACTAATCTACCTGTTCCATCAAACAAAGTACGACTTTCGCATAATGGCTTATTTGTTCCTTCTACCGTTTTTTCATTGCAGTATCTAGCAATAGCCTTTTGAATGCTTGCTTTTGTTTTGCTCTCGAGCCATTCAGAAAATAAATTGGTTTCAACCCAATACTCAGACTCAATATCA